ACAGAATCTTAATAAACTGTTCATTACTAATATTTGTAATTAGTTTTATCTTTAAGCCATTTTTTATAAAAATTGAATATTTAAAATCATTATAACTAATTATAACAATTTTATATTGCCGTATGTGCATTACCTCATATGAAAATTAGAATATCATTTAGCAAATTGAAATAATATTTATTATGAGTTTTCATATATTAAATAATTACATTTATTCTTAATGTATTTATTTTTAACGACAGTGGCAGGAATCGAACCTGCATGCCAAATGGCGCCGGATTAGCAATCCGGTAAGATCAGCCAATTCTCTCATCACTATCTCACCTCACAATTTGTTATTATTGTGTGAGGTTAATTTAACTATAAAATTATTTCTTTAAGCCATTTAATTTGGAAATTAATTAATTCAAAAATAAAAAAAATAAAAATATTACACATATTGGAGATGATAGAAGAGAAAGATCAGAAAACATTGATCATGTTATTCTCAACAATAACATGATTAGACCAGACAATATTACTTTGTGAGAGAGTAAGTTTTTCAAGATGCGAAATAATCACAATCAGACATTCATTGCCATATTTGTTGACAATTGATTCAATTACTTTGTAGGCAATAGGAGGATCGGTTCCTTGTTCCGGTTCATCAAGAATCAAAACTCTCTTTTTGTGTGTGACTAGTTCAAATAATTGAATTGCAATTGCTAGTCTTGTCTTCTCACCACCTGAAATCTGTCCTATCTCGGACAAATCTACATCTAGCCATGAAGAATTATTATTTTGACATTTCATCTCATTGTCTAAATCTAAATCACTGTCTAAATCAATAATATGATCTTTATTCTTCAATCTGTCAATCCATTTTCCAACATGAGCAATTGTCAATACTTCTTCAACCAGTTTCTCATTACTTGTTCCATCAAAAACTTCTCTCAATGTCAGACTGTCAAATTGGAGATCTTCTTTGATTGATTGATACATGAGAGAAATATTCGAATAATAAGATCTTGGTGTCATTCCATTTGACAATCTCACCTCAGGTTTGTTATCCAATCCAAATATTCCTTTCAAAAATGTTGTCTTTCCTGCTCCTGATGGACCTGTGATCAATATCTTATTGCCGACCTTCAATTCTAGTGGACTCATCAATGACAATTTGATTCCATTATGATTGAGATCATATTTAATCACATTCACAGATTGGTCAAAAAGTATTTGGATAGGATCTTTGTCTATCTTTGGATACTTGTCAAACTTCTTTCTCAAAATATTCCACTTCTCTTCAAAATGCATGTTAGAATTGAGTAATCCAAACACATTATTCATTGTTGATGTGAATTGAATAATGACAGTTAGCAATCCTAAAATCTTTCCAGGACCAACACATAACAATACTAATGCCATACACATTTGATTCAAAAGTCCTGTAAAGATCTTTTGTTGTGATCGTGTTTTGTCTTGTTCATCCTTAAGTTGATTGTCTTCACGAACCAAATTAATAACATGTTCTATGTCACGTGATCCATGAGCATATCGAGGAAGATTTAAAAGAATTTTTGAAGTTACTTTGTCAAATCTTTTCTCATTTCTGATCCAAAGATCTGACATCTTCTTATCAATCTTCTTCTTAATAAATACATACAAAATACTTACACTCACAACCAAACCAAAAAACAATCCTAATAGGTTTGACAGATAGAATACATGTATACACATATAGACAGATGATAGGATATTGAACAAAGTTGGAAATCCATAATCAATCCAATATGCGATACCCCATTCTGTAGATCTAATTTTTCTCTCTAGATCCTTGATAGTGAAAGCTGATTTGGCATCAGTTGACAGTGAATTATATTCTTGAAGTAATTGACGCCAGATTTCTGTCATAACATCAGACTTAATTCTGCACATGACAGATCCAAAAACACCATGTCTCAAAATTGGTTGGACTAATACAAGAATTGCCAAGATGTTTTGTATATTCTGTCCATACTCTAAAGATGGAGTGATGATTCTGCCACTGACAACAATGACCATAAGTGATTGTTGCAAAAAATCAAATCCAATCATGATTGACCATATAAGGATATATGATCGAATCCATCCAGTCAATTTGAGTATCTGGAAGACAAAAGGAGGGAGTTTTATATCCTTCATGAATGTGAATGTTGGCAAGAGAGAATGCTTCATCAATGACAGTCTCATTCTCAAAGACGAAATCAAAGACGAAATAAATGACAAGACCAATGAAAGCGATGTAATAATGAATGTTGGTGTTTTCATCTTTGAAACCAAAAAAGAGATTAGATGGATTTACCTAATGGCCCGAGTAACCAATCATAATTTTCAATTTTTTTAGTTAACAAAAAATTGAAAATGGATTTAATTGATATTACTATTGTTCATTTGAATTAAAAAACCAAGAACACATTCCTTTGTGTTAGACCTTAGACCTATATTATGACCTCAACAACAACATCAATATCATCTTCAATGAAGTTGAAGTCCAAGGTCCCTGATTATGTGGTGATTCATACAAAGGTGGCAGATAACATATGGAAACTTAATATTCAATCGACTCTATCTATTTTTTCGTGGGAACAATATATTGTCAGGAAAGTTGTCAATTTCACTAATGAAACAGTGATCAGATGGGATATTTTTGACAAGGATGGCAATATCGATAATCCTCAACCAGATAGTAATTATATTCCATTCACAATTGGAAAAATCAATAACATTTGTGACACTATTGATTGTGCAATCAAATGGCATTACAGAAATAATGTGGTGATTATTGAGAATAATAAATGCTTATCAGAGAACAAGTAATGATTATTAATATCTGCCAAAAATCATAATACAATTATTTTCTGTATTACGGAGATAATATTCAAATTGTTTATTGACAATGAATTTACGTGTAGTTTTGTATCCTTTATTTTGTGATTTCATATTATGTGATGATTCATCAAAAACAATATCAATATATTGTATACAATCATCAATCATCCCACCTTCAGGATAAAGGGTTGTAGGATTATTTTCACTAAATACAATATTGAGACCTGTTTTTTGGAGTGTTTTGTTGAGTCTTAATTTATATCGTTTATTTATTTTAGGGAATACTACTTCATCAATAACAGTTGGTTTGAAATAACTAATGGTTGTATTAAGTGATTTCAGATCTGTTGGTGATTCATAATTCATTTTTGACAAGATCAAACCAATATTAAATATTTCACCCTTAGTAGGTATTTCAATAACTTGTCTTTCAGTATCTTCAAAATAGTTAAATGTTTTTCCAACAAATCTCAAACATTCAACATAATCATCATTTATTTTCATCTTGACAGATTTCTCTAAATTGTATAACCATATGGGAGATATTTTGGATACAGATACTAATGATATATCTGATTTTCCTAAAGTATTTGAACTAAGTACATTATCCATTGATGACACTGTTTCAATTATTTTATTTATTCTGGATGTCTCATTATCAATATATTTCTTATTAATAATCACATTGAATATTAGTTTTTTGAGATTTTTTGAAATTTTCAAATCAACTGGTATATTGTGATCATTAATAATATAGTTATCTAGAACAAACTGATCTCTATAATCATATGTCTTCTCTCTTATTGTCAATAAACCTGCATTTAAATATTTTTTGTCTTGAAAGCCAAAATAATTTTTAAGTTCAGATTCCTGTTTATTCTTACTGATTAAATAAATAAGTCCGAATGATGAGAATAGACCATAACTATTAATAACATAATCATCTTTATTAAATGATGCCATTAATGAATTAATCCATAATGATAATGAATTAACATCGGCCACACATGATTCATATGGATCAGAATCTTTTGTAATTGTGTTCATGGCTTCATCAATATTAGCATATTCTCCAGAACTTGTTTCATTATATGTTATTTTATTATTTTTTGTTTCAGTCTTTGTATCATTATCATAAAGATCGAAATCTAAATGGGAATTGTTGTCAAATCTTTCACGTTTAACAGTGAATGAAGATCTAATTGGCATACCTTTATCAAATAGACTTGACGAATCAAATCTTTCTCCTGTCAATTCGCCAATAACATTATCTTTGTTATCATGTCCTGTATTATGAGTAGTCAATTGTCTTTCTAACATGATACGATCAAGATTGATTTTGGATTTATTATTACGTCCATTAAATGTGTTATATTTACTTTGACTATTGTCAATAATCAATGACTCATCCATATTTCTGAGATTAATATTTCTATTATTTTTGGTCTTATACTTATAATTATAATCACGATCTGTCATAAAGTAAAATCTATTAATCATTAATAACATATTAATAGATTTGTAACAAACACACTCTCTTATTCTTTCATTAATTCAATATTAAAAATTGATTTTAAAGCATTATAATCAGATAAATATCTATTAATAATAATTGAAACATAACATGAAATGGAAATACAATTTAATCAAAAAACAAACCAAAAAAACAGAACCAGAATTAGGATATCTTTATGGAAAAAGTGATAATCTTGATTCTAGTATTAAAGAATCAAAAAAAGAAATCAAGATGGCAGGATTTGATCTTGATAATACATTAATCACAACCAAAAGTGGAAAAACATTTCCCAAAGATGCAAATGATTGGAAATGGCAATATCCTAATACTATTGATAAACTTGTGTCATTAATTAAATTGAAATACAAGATTGTTATTGTTACAAATCAGGCTAAAATCAAAACTTCAAAAACACATATGGATATATTCAAAAATAAAATAGAACAATTGGAAAAAATATTAAATGATAATAATGTCCCTTTCGAAATATTTATAGCAAATAATAAAGACATTCACAGGAAACCATACCCTAAAATGATTGAGGATGTTAATTATGACAAAAAATACAGTTTTTATTGTGGTGATGGTGCTGGACGTGAAGGAGATCATACATTTGGTGACATATATTTTGCACATAATTTAGATATTACATTTAGAACACCTGAGAATTTATTTTTGGGAGATAAAGAGTCTATTGGTAATTCTAAATATCCAATTATTCCATTTGAAAAGACAATATTAGAAAGAAAAGAACATAAATTTGTAAGAAATAATAAAAACAAACCAGAAATGATTATTATGATTGGATATCCTGGATCAGGGAAATCACATATTGCAAGATCAATATATGAGTCAGAAATAATTGAGGGTCATCTGGCAGAAATAGTAAGTATGGATGATTTAAAGACTAAATCAAAATTTAATCAGAAACTTTCAGATTGTATCAATAAGAAAAAGACTGTTATTATTGATAATACAAATCTTGAACAAAAAACTAGACAAGAATTAATAAATGTAGTTAAAAATAAAAATTACTTTATAAGAGTCGTATATGTCAATACACCAATTGAAAGATGTATCCATAATAATTATTACAGATATTACATTAATTACATGAATGATCCTAAGTTGGTACCATTATTTGTATTTAAAATGATGATGAAAAAGTTCGAAACCCCTGACACTTCTGAAGGTTTTGACCAATTAGATCTGATTGATCCTCGTGTTCCATTAGATCTTGTTTATAATTATTATTTTGAACATTAATATATTAATATTTAGTTCTTAAATCTTGGTGGTTCAAGATTCAAGAACAAAATTAATATTTAGTTCTTAAATCTTGGTGGTTCAAGATTCAAGAACAAAATTAATATTTA